TGTTTGGAACAGGAGTTCTGCCTGTCTGTTCAGCCTCTTTGATGCGCTTCAGCCTGATGGCGTCATCCAGCACATCCTGCTCACTCTTCTTCTTGTAACCAGCTTGGAGCTTTGTAAGAACCTGTTGATAGGATTCTCCTAGCTTCACTGTTATGCCGGCCACTTCAAACCCAACAGGAGCCTTGGATTGCAATGAGCGAGCATTTTGCTGCCATGCTGCGTTGAGTTCCTTTTTATCAGCGTCTGCGAGTTCAACCTTTTGAACCAACCTAGCCCAACTAAGAAGTTCCTGTGGGCCGGCCTTCATTACATCAGGAGCGCCTTTATCCAGACGAGCACCCTCTTTTTCGGATAGCGATCCCTTCAATCCAGCGGCCTTTGCAATCCACTCTTTAGTTGCATATGGCTGAATGCTTGCCCGCAAGTTTTGTGCTCTTGTAGTGTCTCCAGTAAGTGAAGAAAAAAAGTTTTGAAAAGAGGCTTCGACTCCAGACTTGAACTCCTTTGGATTCTGTTGAGCAAATTTTAGCAATTCATTAACAGAATCAGTAACCCCAGCAACATTCATCCTTGCTGTAACCGCTTCATCTGTAAGCGCATTGATGTCTGACTGTTGCTTGTCAGAAATCTTTTCTCCACCGGGAGTTAGCTTGGCCTCTTCTACTTTTGCCTTTGCTTGAGTCTCTTTAGCCTCAGCCACTGCCTTTGTTGCCTTACCAAGCTCCTGCAAGTCTCCTGTAACAGCATTCCATTTCCTTGAATTTTGGTTTTTCAAAAAGATTGAGGCAGAAACCATTGCTTCACCATACTTCCCCTCATCCATCTGAGATTTTACTCCCTTTAAAAGCGACACTGTCGCTTTAGCCTCATTGTCATTTGGATTTATCTGTAATGAGTTTTGGGCGGCCTCTAGTTGCTTATTAACAGAAGCAACAGCAACTTTAGGTTGACCGGATTGAACCGCAAAGATTACGTCGGAAGCAGTGTTTTCAAGAACTTTTCCAGCCCTAGGAAAGTCTTCAAACATTCTCTGAAGAGGCTCGGAAGATTTCGATGCAAAAATTGCTGTTCTAAATGAAATGTCTTTTAACCTTTCTTGAGTTGCAAGCGTTGGGTCTTTCACAACGGCCATTATATCTTCACGAAGAAGATTTTCTTGCTTTTTTGTTTCTTCTTGCTCAGCAAAAGTCTGCTTACTTTGTCGAAGGTTTTCTCTTCCAATGTCCGCAGCCACTCCAGACTGTGCCGCATTGGCCTTTGCCGCTGCAATCGCGGCCTCTGCCTTTTGCACCTCGTAAGGCTGCATCTGCTGTTGAAATGCCGCTTGCTGCTGCTGAATGGCAGCCTGCTGTTGCGCAAGTTCTCCCTGCTGCTGGAGCCCTTTGAGCTGCTGGATGCCCATCAGGCTCTGAAGGAAGTTCTGAGCCGGAGGCTGCGGGATATTGACGGTGTAGTCGTAAGGTCCAGCCATAAAATGTTAAGCAGGTGTTCCGTAAAAGCCTCCGGGTGCTCCGGGTCCAACTGGATTTTGATATTGTATATTAGCTCCAGGTCCATATGCCGCTTGTGCCGCACCATAGTTTCCATAGAATCCACCAGTACCAATTCCTGATCCCATGCTTGGCTTGTTAAGCTGTTGCATTAACATGTAGTTCTGTAGTCCTCCACCGATTGCTCCAACTGCCCCAGACATACCTTGTGCATAGGCGTTTGCCGCGCCAATGGTGCCTGCTGCCTGCGCCTGTCCTTGTCCCACTAGAAGGTTTCCGATATTGGATGCAGACTGCGTGCCAGCAGCGGCAGTTCCGGCAGCAGCAGCTTGACCAGTGCGAAGTAGATTCTCCGCAGAAGTGGAACCAAGTGATGTCAGTCCAGCCAGCTTGCCATACTGAGATTCAATAAGCTGATTTAGAAGAGCGGGACGAAACTGTGCAAGTGCAGCTTGTACATTTCCACCCCTAAGGCCACCTGTAGCCGCAGCGTTCTGAAGAATACCCTGCTCGCCCTGTTTGGCTAGTTCTTGGAACTGAGCAGACTGCTGGATCTGGTTGATAGCAGCCTGTTGTTCGCCAGCGCCGCGAAGCCCAGCGAGTCCCTGCATGGCTTGTAGCGCACCGGGTCCAGCCTGAATATATGGCTGTGTTAGATCAGGCTTGCCTGCTTCGACATATGGACGGAGCAGTTCTTGAATTTGCTGAAACTGTGCGTTTTGAACATCGATTGCACTACCCTGAGCGGCTGCCTGCTGTGCTGCGGCTTGTTTTGATGCTGCCGCACCCTTGGCAGCAGACAGCTGAGATCCAACAATTCCAGCCGCTGCGGTTCCACCCAATATTGCTGTTCCAGCAACTCCAAGCGCAGTCGCGGCTCCAACCCCACCAAGAGCAAGGCCGCCCCCTACAAGTCCTCCAACTCCTATAGCAATTGCACTCATTTGATGCCTCCTTCTATCTGATAGCCATTAACCTTTAATGCCTGCATGTAGTCCACGGTTATCTCTTCTCCGTTGTCGCCTCCAGAGCATCCACGAATGTCTTTGAATGCCATAGCACAAATGTCTCCATTATCGTGCTTCACGAAAAAAGCATTAGGATTTGCAGAGTGATTCGCATAGCGACCAAGCGGAGTGCGCTTTCCGTTCAATCTAGCAGGGCCGATAACCTCGAATGCGTTAATCGGAAACGAAGCAAACACTCCAGTGCCGTGAATTGGACTAGGATGAAGTGCCACCTTTGGAGCCGATCCTTCTGGAAACGGAATCTGGTCTTCTTCTGCGCGAGAGATGGAATCCACAAACTCCTCGTCCATTCCAAAAGCAGAGATCACATCCTGAAAGTCAGAGTGGTCTTCAATATGCAGACTTTGTTGCAGCTTAAACACCCTGTTCTTGTGCTCCAGCCATGCATCACTCTTGTCTAGTAGAGTCTCCTCCAGCTTCTCAATATCACGCTCCTCTGTGGCATAGACATTCTGCCAGATTGTGTCTTCGAGAATGAATGCCAGTTTTCTGCCCGGATTCGACTTAATAACAGCGGGAGCTGCAAGCTCAACGACATCTCCTCCTTCATTGAGGAACTTGAGTCGTCCAGAAACCAAAATGTTTGTGTGTGCGTTTCTGTGCCTGTGCCCAAGAATCAGCGAGCCAGCCGGCATTCTCACTTCGCGGATGTAAACTCCAGGGCCAAAGTGATGCAAAACAGGGCAGTCAATCTGAGGCAACTCAAGGAGTTTAGCCTCGATCTGATCCGCTGCATCAACTGGCGCTGTGAGTTCACACACCATACTAGGTGATCTCCCTCCCGGAGGCAGTAATGGTTAAAGACGTAGCAGTCCCTGCCAGCGTCGAAATGAACCCGCCGGCCTCAAGCACTTGACCAACCAGCTCAGGACACTGATACGTCTCTGCCGGCACAATAGTACGAGTCTTGAGGATCAGGTTTGAGTTGCCAGCTGATCCACCAGACGCAATCAAGTTCGTGCTAAACGTGACGTTAGACGTGTTTGTGTTCGTCACAGTGAACTTGTCAATGATCGTCTTGCAGTTCACAGCCGTGTACTGCGCAGTCTGAGTGGCCTCGGCCTGCTTGGGCGGGATAATGTTTTTAACTGTGACGGCCATGGTTAGGAAATGTTATCGGTAACAGTAAGGATCAGCGAGGGAATACTGGGAGCTGGTGGAGTCGCTGCCGAGGCGTGAATTTCGCAATCAACGTCATCTGTGGACCACATGATCTCAAAATAATCTTCCAGCCCAAGCTGGATCACATAGTTCCAAGCTGCAATGGATTCTCCATTGTTGCCCTGAATGCGGATCTTACCCGCCGAATCTGGCAAGTCAACTCCGTTGATTCTTAGCCAAATATAAACAAGCCCAACTCCACCGCTTGTTTTTAGTAACTGAGCAGAAAACTGAATGTTGTAAATGCCTTCAGTGTCCACATACACACGAGATGTTGGCGTGCCAACTCTGACTCCAAAAGATAAGTCAGTGACATCAACTGTCATTCCATACGCCGTGTTGATTGCGGCAGCAGTCTGAGTCAGGTTTGATTGAAAGGCCCCATAGCGCTTTCGTTTGTTCTGCTCAAAGACTGGAGGCAAGATTTGCTCTTGAACTGGCTGAATGACAAACGGAGGAGCAATGTCTACGTTCTGGTTTTCTGACGGCCTCGCAGGAGCCAGCGCAAGAAGCTCTACGGCGTCAGCCAACCTAGCGATAGCCGAGACTGCCTGCTGTGCCCTAGAATCGGCATTCTGTGCGTTTATCGAGGCTTCCTCAATTAACGTCGTGTTTGAGTCCAGACTAGACGGAATGAGATCGAATAATTGCTCAAAAGCCCGGATCGCACGTTGCGATGGCAGGAACTGAGCCAGTTCATTTCGAGTGATCTTAAATGGCCCGGTCATACTGCAAGCGGTTCAACTCTAGCCTCAAGTCTAGCCACAGAAAGCTGGGCGTCACTGGTGCCCCGGAACTTCTGCGCTCTCCACTGGCGCATACGACCCTGCTGGAGCCACGATAGTCGCTTGCCACGCACGCCGGTCATGCCAGCCTTGCAGACTCGTTCCTGTCCCCAGGTCAAGCCGTCCTCGGTGTACGAAGTCCAGATACTTGGGTCAGTGCCAAAGATCGAGTTGCCGGTTAAGGAAATCAGCTCCAGCTCATGGAAGACCAAGCCCCGGCTTTCGTTGTACAGGATAATGGTCGCAAACTCCCAGCCATTCAGCACTCCCCAGTGCGAGGACAACGAATCGCTCAGATAACCAAAAGCAGTACTAGCCGGGTCACCCACGTTCCAGCGGTTGTAGGCCCACACTAAGTTGCGAGCACGATACTGACCGTCTCCAACGAGGCTGGTAGCCAGCGTAAACCAGATGGGGGCGCCGGCCAGAGTGGTGGCAGCGGCATCAAAGACCAGCGTCTGATTGGGCAGATGGATGTACAGATGTCGGTAGCCATTGTCCACACGAGCCTCAACCAGCACACTGGACAACTGTTCTTCAGTAAACTGGGTCAGCAGCAAGTCAATCTCTCGGGTG